TTTATCACTCAGACACTGATATGCTTTTATTTCATCATATGCCATCTCTACTATTTTTTCTGCTTTCGCACCTTAGATTGTTTAATCTCAGCTTATCTTTTCAGATTACTGTTTAGGTTGTAGAGCTTTAGGAATTAAAAGCAATTAACGTTGAGTCTGCACCCCTTACAGGATACAGAGGGTATTCTGTTCAAATAAATTTTTAAATTATTGTAACAGTTTTGTTACCCAAAGTTCTTCCATATCAACTAACATATCTATCTCATAAGTGAAATCTATGTCAGTATCCCTATCATATGGTGGATTTTCTTCAAACACATTCTTAGGATATATCCTCATTTTCTTGTAGAAAGATAATTCATTAAAAGAACCTATCTCTAAATTATCTATCCCATCATTAGGAAAGAATGATGACTCAATCTGAAATATATACTTCCTACCAGCAGGAGTTACCTCATAAATCCTACGTTTTACTTCTTTAGTTAAATTAGGAACAGACAATAATATAATGCCAGGCATATATGTTTTGCCATCTTCAAATACATGTGTACTTGAAAACTTAGATATGCTATGCCTAAAGATTTTATCACGTGGCAACTCAAATGTAGCAGACTGTGATGGCTGATAATAACCAGGAATCCATAAGTCACCACCAACCCAACCAACATTATCACCCCACGTTGCGGCGTCTATAATTGATTTTTTAGAACCCCTCTGCTCCCAAATGTTAAACATACGCATTGAAAGTTCTCTATTGAAATCATTCTTAGCTAAATGCTGATAAGTATAATTATTAAAAGCACCCAAATACTGTAGAAACTTCATAGGTACTTTATCATTATTAATTAATGAGGTGAAATTCCGTATGTTCTCTTCATTAATATCAAACTGTTGTGTTAACAAGTAGAAGAAAACTAAGAAATTTTCATTCTCTCTATACTTCTCAGGTATTAAAGTCATGTATTTACTATTTTTTATTCTATCAATTAGTTTCATACATAACCCCTACAACTCTTCTACAATCCTAACTGTTACCTTACCCAATTTAGGGAATTGTATATTACCAACCTCAACATCTTTATTAGGTGTTCTTACCACTACTTCTTTAATATAAGGAGAATAAGCCTTAATCCTAGATGTCATCAAAGAATAAGAAACATCTTTACCAAAAGACATATTCTCAGCACGATATGTCATATACAAGTATGATGCTATCTCAGACCTAAGCCTTTCTCTAGCTGTCTCATTATCTAGAGATAATACAACGTCAACATCAATATTAAAGTCAACACTCTCAACCTCTAATACATGAACAGTAACATCAGCAATAGCCTTAGACATTAATTCTTTCTTTAACTTTTCTCGTGTTAACTCACCTAAAGACTCACCCAAAGTATTAACTGCCCACACCTTAACAATATAAGGCTCTGTAACATAATCTGAATACTTCCAATCTCTAACTACAGCTTGAAACACATAAGGCTGCTCATATACTGCCGTCTCAAAATCCTCTAAAGTAATATACCTATCCATTGTGATAGCATTACGTCTAGCAAGAACTTTCATATTTTGTAAATCAGCACTACTAGGTAAGTTTGATGCATCATATGATTTTGTTGTATTATATATCCTTTGTACATCTTGTATATTCATATTAATAGTATCTATCACATCCATATCGATAATACCATTAATACCATTTGTTGTTACAAAATTAATATCTAAACTCTCACCATCTTCAATTAACTGTAGAAAGTTTACAGACATTAAAACGTATACCTGACCATCACTATCAACATGTACAGAATACCATCTACCACCTTCATATTTTAGTAATGCATCATCACATTCTTTCCACACATTACCATGTTGTACTATTTCAACAGAACCATCTGAAACATTCTTGTATCCCAAGTAGATACGTCTTGAAATATCACCATCAACATTCTTATTACTAGTGAAATCATCCTTAGACCACGTGATAGACCTTGCCACACCTTCCATGACAGGAATATCAATGTAATCAAACTGACCACTACGTGTAATTGTATCTTTAGCTACAAAGTTTACAATACTAGAATTAATGCTACTCGTAAAAGAAGTATATTTAGGTATAGTAATCTCTCTATCATCATTATTAACAAATACAATCCTTACCTTACACTCAGATGATTTTGCTAATGGTATTCTATAATTCATAGAACGTAATAATGCTCGTACATTTTTATCTTGAACAGCTGTATCTAAATATGTCTCAAAAGCTTGTGCATCAAGATAAAAGTTCTGCATATCTTGTACACCAGCCATTAACTCAATAAGTGTAATACCTAAGTCAGATTCATTAAAATCTGTCCACTTATCTGTCAACTTAGGTATAGCGTTAATCAATTCTTTACGAATACTAACAATATCCCTATTTGTATAAGACAATGTGTTATTACTATTAGCCAAAAACTAACCCCCTTTCTAGTATGATGTAGTACTAACAGCACCACCAAATTCATACATATCTACACCATCAATCGTCCTATTGAATGGATATACATATGAACCTATGATATTACTATTAGCTAACCTATATGTTATATGTACTGGAACAATATTTGAATCTTCCCAATTATTACCAATACTAACGTCTTCTACAACAATCCTCTTTTCCCAATTCCCTAAAGCTTCCTTAACATAAATAGAAACTAGGTCATGTGCTACAAATCTATTTTGCTCAAATACAACTAAATGTAATCGACTACCAAATTCAGGCAGAAAGAACCTCTCTCCAACCCTTGTAGATAGTATAGTATAGATACTTTCATTAATCTTATCTTCACCACTAATTACATTCGTTATACCTTTACCATCTCGTAAATTCTGTTTAAATGTTTTTGATAGGGATAATCCACTACCAGCTATTGTATCTTTAAATTCCTCATTATAATAAAAAGCCATATTATCACCTATACCTCTCCCATTAATATATAATTAATTCATATAGTGAAATTAACACAAAAAATAGCGTACACATATATAAAAACGTGTACGCTATTTTAAGGATTGTATTATGTTATATAATCGAAAGGAGCGGGAAGTTCTTTCGGAGAACTCCCCATAGTTAAGAAAAATGAAAAGAAAAACTTAACTACAAACAAATTATAACATAAAAATATATGTATGTAAATACCTACTCTATAATCTTGATACTACCTGCTTGCATCCGAATACTGTTAGAATTAACTTTAAATGAACTAGATTTAACATTAACGCTATCAGCTTTCATAGTGATAGAGTCGGATAATGTAATAGTGGCTCCACTTGCTTTTAACACAATATCACCACTATCAGGTATAACTTGAATACCTCTACCACCCTCATAGCCTATATCAATCTTACCATTATGTATCTTAACTAATACATTATTTTCACCCTCCATGAGAATAAATTCTTTACCCTCAGCAGAAGAAATCTTAAACTTCTGGTCATTAGCATCCTCAATACCTACTGAATTTGTTTTTTCATCTGTATCGAAATATAACATAGAACCATGCCTAGATTTATATATCATCTTATGTGTAGGCGATTCACGTTGAGATTCCAAAGGAACTTCATTAGCACCAACTACACCATTCCAAATACCAGTAGTCTTCTCGCTACCATATCTCTTTTCTAGTGTAGAGTCAGTGCCGAAAACAGAACCTAAATATACAGGTTTGTTTGAATCCATATCTTCAAACATCACCCATACATACTCACCTATCTCAGGTACGATAAAAGAACCATAGTTGTAACCACCACCAATAGAGGAGCAATAACTTGCCCATGGAAGTGATTCTGTAGCAGTACCACCACTAGCAACTGTACGATGTATCATAGGTACACGTACTTGTACTCTACCAATCCCCAAAGGGTCTACATTATTCTCAACCCTAGCACGGAATATGCCACCCAACTCTGTAGGTGCTTGTAGGCTGCCATAAAAGTCATTACTGTTTATAGCCATAAAATACTATCCCCTATAACCACCATTATCCTTAGCACCCCCAGGATTGTTTTCATTCCACTCTTTGCCATCCATCTGAATGTCAATATGGTCGCCCTCAAAGTTCATACCTAACCCCAAAGACCTACCAAATTCAATGAATTCATAACAAATGCTACCAGGAGTATCATCATCATTAATCAACCAACCACCAGATAAACCCTCTGGACCGAACCAATCATTAACGTCCATTTTCCAACCATTAGCATGACTATGCGGGCCACTAGCATGCTCGCCATTTGTACCAGCTGTACATACTAATTTCTTACCAGTTCTATCGTAGAACCACTTACCTAAATCATCTAAAGCATTAGGTACATCTGCAATGCACCCCTCAATAGTTACACCACCATTTTGCTTAACCCAATACTTACCATCAGTATCATTAATTTTATTTTCGTTCAACTTCTTAGCACCTTCACCTTTCAATTTATTCTTAGCCTCATCACTGTTTTTCTGTAAATCTAGTGTAGTTGTAAACATACCATCTGAAATCGTATCTGTAATACCTTGAATATGATAGATACCACTTGTATGATGTAAAAACCCAAATTTAGTATACACAGCAATTTTAATATGACCATTAAACTTAACTTTAGTGTTTCCGCTACGATAAATTTACAAAAATTTACATCAAACTATATTTTTATAAACTTACACTTTGATATACCTCACAATATATCTTCCTTATTCATCGTGTCCCATTTCATCATAAATCTGACTAATCTGGTTTATATAACACTCCAAAGGCTTAAATTCCCCAATACTACGATGGGTACATATTTAGAAAATTCTTGCTAAGTGAACTTTTCTAAATTTGATATCTTGCTAAATTAATAGATGCATTGACATCTCTATCAATAACATTACCACACTCTGAACACTTATATGTTCTATCAGACAATTTTAAGCCTTTATTAACATGACCACAACAGCTACATGTTTTTGAACTAGGATAAAATCTATCTGCTATCACAACTTTAATTCCATACAATTCAGCTTTATACTCTATCTGTCTCCTAAATTCATATAACTTTGAATCAGAAATTGACTTAGATAGATGTTTATTCTTAATCAACCCACTAACATTTAAATCTTCAAGTACAATCCGTGATGGCTTGTTTTTCACTATCTCAGTTGTTACTTGATGAATATAATTAGTCCTAATGTTAGTGACTTTTCTATATAAACCTTGAATTATACGCTTTTGTTTTTGAATGTTTTTACATTCACTAAGAGGTCGTGTATATGTTGGAACACGTTTTTTACTATAACTTTCTATGTTGTTTAGAATTTTTCTTGAAAGCTTACGTTGAGAACGCTTTAATCGTTTTCCTAACAACCTAACTCTGTATCCTTTGTTGATATTCCTATGCTTTTTAGCATAAGAATTATCAATATTAGAAACAATAGCTAAATCTTTTAGTCCAACATCAATACCTATTTTATCATCTGTCAGTTTAACTTGTTTTGTTTCAACCTTATAACTTACAGATAAGTACCAAAACCTACCATCAAAACTAATTCTAGGATTAACATATCTATCACCTTTTGATAGTTTAGGTAAAGACTCTCTTGCTTTTACAACACCAATCTTTTCACCACGAAATCCGTTTGATGTTCGCTTCAAAGTCTCATAATTAACATAGAAACTAGGTTTAGACCTTTTCTTAGACTTGAACTTAGGATAACCCTTACCATGTTTAAAGAAATTCTGTAATGCTGTGTTGGCGTCTTTAACACCCTGTTTCATTACATTACTACTTACCTCTTTAAGCCACGTATGTGTTGTCTTCTTTAATACATTATTAATGTATTTCCTGACTTCACCCTCACTTATAAACCTCTCTTTAGTATTATCCTCTAGCCACTCTTTATACTTTTCTTGATTATAACCTAAGAAAAAGTTATAAGACCACCTAGCTACCCCAACACTCTTCCAAAACAAAACCTCTTGCTCTTTTGTCGGTAACAATCTAATCTTCTTTGTTAAATACATTTTATTTAACACCCCAAATTAATTGTTTTACCTTTAAAATATTATTAACTAGCAATATAAGTTCATCTCCTTTATAACTACAATATATTACTATATCTTAATTATAAAGGATAAATATAATTTGTCAATTTTTGTAAATTTATCTTATT